CCATTCCTCTGCCTCTGTCAATATTCCAGGGGGGGTATTTTGATGGGACAACCAGGAAGACCATCTGTTCCTGCCCGGATCAAGGAGCTTTCGGGCACGCTTCGCGCTGACCGCATGAAGTCCGGGGTGAAGTTCGAGCTTGTTACCGCTATCCCAAAACCCGAAGTCTGGCTATCATCAAAAGGAAAAAAGAACTTCACGGATCTCTGCGAGCTGCTGATCCGGCACCAGCTCCTGGATATTGCCAACGTCCAGCTGGTGGCAATCATGTCTGAAGAGTGGGCTATGTATGAGAAAGCATGTCGCGAATTGAAGAAGGAGGGAGAGGTAATGGAGCTTAAGGGTGGGTATAGACAGGCATCGCCCTGGGTAAGCATCAGAAACCAGGCACAGAAAAACTACCGTGAGGTGGCTGCAATGTTCGGCCTGGACCTGCTCAGCTCCCAGAAGATAGGTCCGGCAGCCCATGACCAGGGAGATGAATTTGACAAACTGACAAAAGCATATGAATAAGAACACTGAAGTAACGGCCATCTTCTTCTCCTGCACCAGGCTGGACCTGCTGGCCCGGACCATACAGTCCTTCATGGCATACAATACTTATCCGATGAAGGAGATCATTATTGTTAATGACTCAGGACAGAGGGCCATTCATGAACAGCTCAAGAAATCTTATAGGGAGTTTACCCTGGTCTTGAATGTTGAAAATGTTGGCCTCATGAAATCTATTGACCAGGGTTACGCGCATATAAAGACAGAGTATTTCTACCACTGCGAGGATGACTGGTGCTGCAATGGCAGAGGCGGCTTCATTGAAAAGTCCCTGGCTATAATGCAGAAGCTCCCGGAGATCGAAGAGGTCTGGCTTGCGGATTATAATGAGCATCCACTTCATGAAGAAATCAGGGAAGTCAAGGGGGTGCAGTTCAGGGTTGCCCAGGACCATCAGTTCGGCGGGATCTGGCACGGGTTCACAACAGCCTGCGGACTGAAGAGAATGAGTGATTATCGAAGGGTGGGTCCATACTCTGAGATAGCACGCGGGGAGACAATATGGCATCATGAATGTGCCATAGGGCAGAAGTATTTTGACCTGGGATACCGCACTGCCTGCCTACTTGATGAGTATGTGATCAACCTGGGCATGGGGAAGAGTGAATATAAAACCGGTTATGAGAAATAAATTTGAGCTGAAAATTGAAGTCTTTGCGATCTGCTACAATGAGGAGATCCTGCTTCCTTACTTCCTGAGGCATTACTCCACGTTCTGTGACAAGATTACGATCTTCGATAATTATTCAACCGACCGGTCGGAGGAGATCTGTAAAGCAAACCCGAAGGTTGAGGTGATCAAATATGACAGCGGCGGCCAGATCCGCGACGATCTTTATCTGAAGATCAAGAATAATTGCTGGAAAGGATCCACGGCTGACTGGGTTATTGTTTGTGATATAGACGAGATGCTTATCCCTTCCGGGGAGCTTACTGTCGGATGCGCATCTATCATCAAGCCTCTCTGGTTTGATATGGTCTCCGAAACATTGCCGACAACCGACGGACAGATCTATGATGAGCTTCATCACGGAGTTCTCAACCCGGAACCAAAGTGCCTCGTATTCCGTCCGAACCGGATCCAGGAGATTAACTATTTACCTGGCGCGCACTTTATAGAACCAAAGGGAGACGTCTGCATCATGACATCTTCATTAATGAAGACGCTCCATTACAAGTATATATCACTGGAGTATGTACTTGCCAGGTATGCTCTCTTTGCATTGAGGCTCAGCGCCATTAACAAAAGGCTCAAATGGGGCTTCCATTACTTATATCCTCCGGAGCAGATCACTGCAGAATTTAACGACAAGCTAAGTAAGCGAACAGACGTATGGGAAAACTTAAAATAATCATGGTTGCATACCAGCGTGTGATCCCTCTCCGGATCGCCATTGACTGCATACTATTGCAGACGGATCCAGACTGGGAGCTGTATATCATTCATGACGGCAAGGCCCCGGCCGAAGTAAAGAGAGTGATCGAGGAGAGGGCGGATCCCAGGATATTCTTTTGTGAGAGCTCCTCGGTCAACGGCAAGTGGGGCCATCCTAACAGAAGATACATGCTTGAGAATATTAGTGCCAACGCGCGGGAGTTTGTTCTGATCACCAATGATGACAATTATTATGTTCCTACATTTATCGCGATGCTGCGTGGCTATCAAGGTCCGGGAGTGGGGATGATCTATTACAATACCCTGCACAGTTACTTTGATTATGTGGTTCATGAAAGCATAATAAAAGAATGCCATATCGATATGGGCGCTTTCATTGTTCGCGGGGATGTGGCCAAGACGGTAGGATTTAACCATGACAAAGGTTCTGCAGACGGGCTGTATGCCGAGGAGTGTGCCAGGTACTGCCAATCATATAACCTGAAGATTTCATATATCCCCACCAAGGTTCCGTTCATTCACAACTGATGAGCCGCACGGCAGAGAAATATATCGACGAAGTTTTAACCGGGAAGATCTCTGTCTCTGCCACTACCAGGCTCACCTTTGAAAGGCATGCCAGGGATCTCAGGGTGGCGCCGGAGAATGGGTGGTATTTCGACAAGCGGGCAGTGAAGAAGGTCCTCGATTTCTGTACTCTCCTGAGGCACTCGCCAGATAAGAAGACCTGGGTTCCGTTCCACCCGGAGCCCTGGCAAGAGGCAGTCATGTATATCGTCTTTGGCTGGCATAAGAAAGACGGGACCAGGCGTTTCAATTATGCCTATGTTGAGATCCCGAAGAAGAACGGCAAGACAACCTGGTCAGCGGTGATCGCTAATTACCTTCTCTTCTTCGACGGGGAGAACGAGGCTGAGATCTACACCGCGGCAACCATTGAGAAGCAGGCAAAGATCTGTTTCAACATGGCAAAGAAGATGATCGAGAAATCCCCCGCCCTGGCTAAGCGTGCCCGGGTACTTACCCGCAATGTCACCTATGCAGAGACATCGAGTAAGCTTGAGCCCCTGGGCCGTGACAGCTCTTCAATGGAGGGTATCAACCCTCACGGCGGGGTTCTCGATGAGCTTCATGTCTGGAATACTTTTGAAGTGTTTGAGAACATGCAGTCTGCTTCAGTGAATCGAAGGCAGCCGTTGTTCTGGATCATCACCACCTCAGGAAGGGATAAGACTCTGCCATGCTTTTCATACCGGCAGCTGGTTATCGATATCCTGAAGGGGATCAAGACCCAGCCGGATACCTTCGGGGTGATCTATACCCTGGACGAGACTGATGACTGGAAGGATCCCGCTGCCTGGAAGAAGGCCAACCCAAACTGGAATGTGAGCGTTCTGCCGGACCGGTTCCAGAGCGAGTTCCAGGGAGCGCTCAATGACAGCGCAAAAGAAGTCAGCTTCAAGACCAAGAATCTAAACCTATGGGTTGATGCTCCGACCGTCTGGATCCCGGATGAGAAATGGCTGCTCTGTTCCTTCGGCACGGATCCGGAGACACTCAAGGGGAAACGCTGCTACTGGGGCCTTGACCTGGCATCGCATGTTGACATAAATGCCCTGGCATTATACTTCCCTGATATTGACGGTCATCCGGTCTTTAGGATGTACTACTGGATCCCGGAGGCAAAGGTCACGGAAAAGAAGGATAAGGTTGATTATGCCTCATGGGTCAATGCGGGGTATATAAAAACAACGCCTGGGGATGTGATCGATATAGACACAATGGTTGCTGATATCCTGAAGATTGTAAAGGAATATGATTGCCAGGGGATGGCCTTCGACCCTGCCAAAGCATACCACGGAGTTATCCAGGGACTGATGAGGGACGGATTCCCTGGAGATAAAATGGACGAGTTCTCCCAGGGGATCATGACCATGAGTGCCCCGACCAAGGAGTTTGAGCGCCTGGTGATGAGCGGCCAGCCTGATCATCTGAACGATCCGGTGCTCCGGTGGATGCTCGGCAACGTGCAGATCTACCATGATATCAATGACAACATCAAGGCGGACAAGAAGCGCAGCCGCGACAAGATCGATGGGATAGTTGCCCTGGTAATGGCTATTGGTGAATGCATGACTATCAATGACAGCAAGGATACGAAAGCAATATATACTCACGGACATTCACTCAGATTAGTATGAAGAAATCTTATGCCAAACCTGCGGCCAGGAAAGTCGAGATCGATTCTGACGTCGTTCGCATGTTCACCCGCCAGGGATTTATTGAGCTTTTTTGGGAGCGGCTATGTGAGGCCCGCAAGGAAAACCCCACTGTATCTCAGGAAGAGGTTTTTAATATTCTAAATGAGCGGTGGTATGAGGCAATGAGAAGCTACAGATACGGAAGCTTTGATTCTTTCAGGAAAGTACGCGATAAAAAATAATTGAATTTTCCGGAACAATGTTCCAGTCGTAATACAATTTGACCACCGAATTTTACATTGAGTTAATCAGTGTAAAAATCGATGAGTTTAAGAGAGCGCTTTGCAGCCTTTTTAAATCCTCAGAAAAGATCGTCCACTTCCGGACTTTCAAGATCATTCTCCGATTTTATAGGCGTTTCCGATTCCGGCATTGTTGTCAATGAAGACACTGCCCTGAAACTCTCTGCCGTCTGGTCCTGCATCAGGCTGCTATCCGAGCTGCCTGCATCGCTTCCCATAGAAGTGTACCAGGAGAAAGGCAATACCCGCACGCCGATCGATCACCCGGTCAAAGATCTGCTGATGAAGCCGAACTCGATCATGAACCGCTTCACCTGGCATGAGCTTATGAATGCCTGGCTGGAAGGATGGGGGAACGCTATCTCAATTATCGAGCGCGGACCCTCGGGTTATCCCGTGGCCCTGATGCCCGTTCACCCGGCAAACATAGAAGCGAATTATGTCGATGGCAAGATCTTCTACAAGATCGATGACCGGGACCGTAATATCAAAGGGACCTATTTTGCAGATGAGGTTCTTCATTATAAGATGTTCAGCACTACAGGCTTCTGGGGAAAGAGCCCGATACAGGTAGCCAAGGAGAACATCGGCCTGGGATTAGCTGCTGAGAAGTTCGGTGCAAAGTTCTTCTCACGCGGAGGGAACCTCAAGGCAGTGATCGAGGCCGAGGGTCACATGAACGACCAGGAGTTTGTTGAGTGGAAGCGCCGCTGGGAGCAGTTCTATTCAGGAACGACCGGCGATCATACTACTCCGATCCTTGAATACGGCCTGAAGTACAAGACCCTGGGGATCCCTCCGGACCAGGCACAGTTCATTGCAACCCGGCAGTTCCAAATACAAGAGGTGGCCAGGATCTTCAATGTCCCGCCTCACATGATCGCGGAACTTTCACATGCCACATTCAGCAATATCGAACACCAGGATATTCAGTTTGTCAAATATACACTTCGTCCAATCCTTCGCCGGCAGGAGATGGAGCTTGAGGAAAAGCTTCTCACTCCGATGGAACAGGGGACCATTCGCATCAGGTTCAATCTCGACGGTCTGCTCCGGGGAGACCTGGCGGCTCAGACAAACCACATCAGGGAGATGGTCCTCTCCGGGGTCATGTCACGCAATGAGGGAAGAACCATTCTGAACCTTAACCCTGTTTTGGGCGGCGATGAGCTCTATACTCCGGCAAACATAGTTGGTAAAAATAACACAACAGGCAATGATAAATAAAAGATACGGGTACGGATCCCGGGCTGACATTCCATCCGGAGCTGAGGAGAGCCGGATAATTCCGTTTGTGCTTTCCACTTATACCAGGGACCGGCACAGTACGGTCCTTAACCAGGAAGGCTGGCAGCTGGATAACTACCGCAAGAACCCGGTGGTTGCCTACCAGCACACCCTCTCCGGGGGCATGTGCACAGATCCGGATCCGGACTATGTAATCGGCAAGAGCATACGGATAGATCTTGAAGGCATGGGCCGGGACCGGCGCCTGATCGGCGAGGTGCAGTTCGAGCCGGCCGAAGTGAATCCCCTGGCAGAAAAGATATTCAGGAAAGTATTGTTCGGATCCTTATCCAGGAGCTCGGTAGGGTTCATGGAAATAGGAGAGGGCAAATGGGGCGAAGGATCCGAGAGCCGGGGCGGCGAGAATGAGACATATTATTTCGCCGGGCAGGAACTTGTTGAATGGTCAATCGTCAATATACCTTCAAACCCTGACAGCGGTAAGCGTGAACTGACACTCCGCCGGATGAGGGAAGAGGGATATGTTGCATTGATGTACGCTTTCCGCGAGCTGGGCGGGAGGTTTCGTCTGAGTGAAATCGAAAACATGACAGTACGGAACATTCTCGACCTGCTCGACGGAAAGGATTTGGACATTCGGGAGAAGGATCCGGAGAAGGTCCGGGAGATTCTCCAGAACCCAGAGATTAAAGCTGAGCTGGCCAGACGCCAGGGACGCATGAGACAATTGAAATTTAAGGCCATAAAAGGCTAATTATATATTCATGTTTAACAATTAAAAACGAAGATGAAATCAGTCGAATTAAAACAAAGACGTGATGGCCTTCTGGCGGAACTCGATGTATTAGCCAATAAGGCCGAGAAACTCACTGACGAGGAAACCTCGCGGTGGGAGAAACTTTACCAGGACGTTGACGGAATGAACCGCGACATTAAGTTCGAGGAACAGAAGGAAAGTGTCCAGCGTATCAAAGCAGCTCAGTCAACCCTGGACGTTTCCACCAAGGAAGTCAGGACGCTGCAGCAGTATTCATTCGTGAAAGCCATCCAGGAGTTCATGAGAACAGGCAGGCTCACCGGTCTTGAGGCAGAAATGCACCAGGAAGCAGAGCGTGAGATGAGTCTGATCGGACAGAATGTTTCAGGTTTCGGAGTGCCGAGTAAGGTCCTCCGGATCGGAAGCCAGAGCCGTGCCGTTGTAACAACCGGTACAGCTCCGATGGTTCCCACCGACATGATTGGTTTCATAGATGCTCTCTATGCAAAACTGGTTTGCGTTAACCTGGGTGCCACTGTATGGTCAGGACTGACCGCAAACCTGAGCGTTCCAAGAGTTGCCACAGCTGCAACAGCAGGCTGGGCCACCGAGGTCGCTGACGCTGGCGATGCCGGATCTGACACTGAGGCAGTGACAATCACGCCGAAGCGCCTTACCTGTTACCAGGACATATCAAAACTCCTAATCCTGCAGTCACCTTATAATGTTGAAGGTATCATGCGTAACCTGTTTATCAGCGCCATGCAGGTAGCCCTTGACAATGCTCACCTTGAAGGAGCCAGCAACGGGCCAACCGGTATCCTGGCAACATCAGGTATCGGTGACGTAGCCGGTGGAACAAACGGTGTAGCTCCTACCTTGGCCAATATCCTTGCACTCACAAAAGAGGTCGCAATTGATAATGCTGATTTCGGAAAGCTTGCATTTGCCACCAACCCAAAGGCTCGCTGGAAGCTTATGAGCACAGCAATAGAATCGGGCCATCCTGAGAGGGTATGGAATGTTCTGCAGCCTGATATGCTTCTTGGATACAGGGCAGCTGTTTCAACAGCCGTTCCTGGTGATCTTACAAAAGGATCTGCTTCCGGGACCTGCTCAGCGATTATATTTGGTAACTGGGAAGAGATGATCATAGCACAGTTCGGTGGTCTTGACATAACTGTTGACCAGTACAGCCAGGCAATAGGAAATAAAGTCCGTATCGTTCTCAACAGTTTCTGGGACTCTGTCCTCAAACATCCGGCCAGCTTCGCTGCCATGAAGGATGCTCTCTGCGATTCGTAGAGGAGTTCAGTTTATTGGGGTTAGTTAGGTAAGGGGGGCCGGCGGGGCCGGCTCCCCTTATAATAAAACAGAGGCTATGAAATATATCAAGGTGAAATTCATTAAGGCTGCTCCGAAGTTTGCATATACTGCAGGCGATGTGGGCATGATCGATGCCGACAGGGCACCTGATCTGGTCAAGGGTGGATATGTCATTCCGCTTCCTGACGAATATGAACCGGTAAAGAACCCGCTTCCTGAAGATCTACCCGGGAGGGATAAGCTCTTTGAGGCCGGGTTTGATACTGTCAAAAAAATTAAAGAGGCCGGTGATGGCCTGCTTGACGCTGGCATCAGCAAGACCATGCTGACAAAAATCAAGAAGTATTTAATCCAGTAAAGATCCGGGTATGGATATCAGGTATAAACTTAAAACTGCGCCGACGCTTTATCCGGTATCACTCACCGAGCTGAAGGCAAATCTGCATATCCTGAACACTGATCAGGATACGTTGCTGCAGGACCTGATATATGCTGCCGTAGCAGATGCCGAGGCAATCATGGGGCGCCAGATTATGCGTGCTACCTGGAACGCCTATCTCGACGGATATCCGGAAGATGATAACCTGGAGATCACACTGGGCCCGGTCGATGCTATAACATCCGTGAAGTACCTGGCTGATGGCGCATCAGTCTGGACCACTGTAAGCAGCTCCTACTACCAGCTGGATAACAGTGAGCTCACAGCCAGGATCCGCTTCCTAAACTCTTTCTCCCCGGATCCTGATAAGCTCAGCACCGTGGACATAGAGTTTACAAACGGATGGGCCGCAGCGGCCAATGTCCCGAAGACGATAAAGCAGGCAGTCATTCTCCTGGCATCAGAAGCATACCTGCATCCGGAGAACCAGATGCTGAATTTTGGGGCGAGCCTGAGGACAACAGCTGCAGAGAGAATGCTGAGAAACTATAAAGTGAAAAGATACTGATGCAAAACCCCGGGACCTTTGAGAGAAGAGTTTCATTCTGCGCGGTGACTTCTACGAAGAGCGCGATGGGAGCACCGTCAAAGACTTATACTCATTCATTCTACCTGATGATGAGCCGTGAGTCTGCAGGCCAGGGGCAAGAGCAATATTTGAATAATCGCCTGGTGGTCCCGGTGAGGTATATATACCGGGGGCACTACAGGACTGTGATCGATGAGACCTATCAGATAGTTGACGGGGGCGAGAAGTTCAACATACTTTCGATCAACCCCATTGAACGGAATATGTTTATTGAGATCCTGGCTGAAAAGATAACGGAATGAGCGAGACGAATTTCACGGTTGACGGCTTCGACAATATCGTTACGATAATGCGGGAGATGCCAGAAGATGGTTATCGCAAGCCCGTTATCCAGGGGTTCAAGAAAGCGGCCCTGCCGGTTAAGCGTGCCATGATCGCATCATTACCATCAGGGGTCAGATCATTAAAATCTATAATCAAAGCAAAGCCCGGAAAGGGTAAGAGCATGACCCTGGCAGTGGGGGCCTATGGACGCCAGGGGATGTATGTCAACCGCAGGGGTCAGCACTGGGATCCATACATGCTACTGTACTGGCATAACTATGGAACACTTTCCATGAGAGATCCCGGGCATCATTTTATTTATCCCCGAAAGAAGCCTTCCCTGAACTGGAAGGGTGGAATAAGACCAAAGAATTTCATTGACCGGGCATGGGAGTCATCCAGGAGTGAAGCTCTCAGAGTATTTGAATCAGAATACGAGAAGGCGCATTTGGACTTTTTAAGGGTGAGGGCAGCACAATGATCAGCACGGCGATACAGACAACGGTGGCCGCCATCATTCCAAACACTTACATGGCCATGGGTGATGAGAAGATCATTACCCCGTACTCTGTTCATAAGGAGGTGGGAACACCAATTTACCTGAAGAGCGGGATAGCCGGATATTCATATGATGTTGAGATCGCCATCATAGATGATCTCCCGGAGGCTGTTGAGACACTGGTGCAGAGTGTCAAGAATGCTATCCTGGCCCTGGCGGGGACGACCGTGAGCTCAACTTATTTTGAAAGCGTGATATGGGAGAATGATGAGCCGGACTTTGACATGGAAGCGAAGATGTATATAAGCATTATAAAGTTCACTATAGAAACAAGTAACCGTTAAAAAAAGAATACGATGGCAGTAACAAAAGTAAAAGGGTACAACCTGAACCTGAAATGGGGTACCAAGCTGATCCGAGGTCTTGTAACCACCGGGCTTAAAGTGAAGCCCAATTATGAGGAGATCCTTCTGAAATCCAGCTCCGGCGTTCCGGCTGATGAACTGATTGACTATGATGTTGAGATCACATTCAGCGGTCAGACCTATGAGCGCGACTCAACTGAGACAGCAACATACGAGGACTTTGAAACTCTTCGCCAGGCTGCTTCAGTAGGAGCGGAAGTGGCATTCGTTTATGGTCGCTTCACCTCAGGAGAGAAGATCGTTACCGGCACCGGGCAGATCCAGGAGTATTCCGAAGAAGGAAACTCGAAGGATACCGGGTCATTCAGCGGAAGCATCAAAGCCAAGAAGGGATCCGTAGGGTTCATAACCTACACGGCATAACATGCAGGTTGACTATCTGACATTGAGTGATGGCCGCCGCGTGCGTATCATGTGGAACATGAATGCCCTGGGTGACTTCACCAGGGCCACGGGCAAGGAGATCAGTGATCTGTCCGGTGGACGTGCAGACGTGGGCACGCTCCGGACGATCGCCTGGTGCGCGGCGAAAGAGGGTGAGGCAGCTGAAGGCAAGTTTCTTGAACTGACAGAAGAACAGTTTGGGCGCCTGATGAGCATGTCATGTATTGTGCAGTTCTCTGAAATACTTGCCACCCAGAGCGGCGGGGCAGGACAAAAAAAAAGCCCGGATCGGGGGCGGCAACCGCTGATATTCTTCAGGAAGAAGGATTAGATGTCAGTGAGATAAGCCGCTTCACCTGGACATATATGAGGCGCTTTTCCCTGGGTTGCCTCAGATACTCGCCGGCAAGATTTGGTAAGATGATGGTCGGCGATTTCCTTGACGCGATGATTGGTTATAACGAAGGGGAGAGCGAAAGGATCAAAGCCCTGGCTGAGCTGATAAGAATGTCAACTGCCATACAGGTGAATATTCAGCTTGAGCGCAGGGACAAGGTAACAGCTCATGATCTCTGGCCGTTCCCCTGGGATAAGGAGCCATCTCATAAGATTGAGATCATAACCGAGGAGGAGAAGAAAAAGAGAGAAGATGCAATGTTGAAAGTATTGAATAAGATAATGCCAGATCCTATAAAGAATGGGAACAGTAATATCAAACCTTAAAGCGCGTTTCGGCGTCGATACTTCAGATTTTAAGAAGGGTCTGAAGGACGGCGAAAAAGCTGTATCCGATTTTAAGGGAGCAGCAGGGGATATCCTCGAGAAGTTCGCTGCCATGTTCGGGGTGAACATGAGCGGGGTTAATGATGCCATCGGCACGGCAGGCAAGTCACTTAATTTTTTCAGCACGTCACTCAAGGGAGCTGCCACCGGGGGCAATGTCCTGAGCATTGCCATGAAGGCCCTGAAGGTCGCTCTCATATCAACTGGCATCGGTGCCCTGATTGTTGCCCTGGGATCCCTGATTGCTTATTTCACGAAATCAGGCGAGGGGGCTGATAAGTTTGCGAAGATCATGGCCCAGGTCAAATCTGTGTTTGATAACCTGATTGAGGTGGTTGTCCAGTTCGGTGGTGGCCTGGTTGATATATTCACCGGTAAGTTCAAAGAGGGATGGGAGAAGATGAAAGATGCCTTCAAGGGCATCGGGGAAGAGATCAGGACTGACTGGCAGGAGGCCGGCAAGCTTGCCGAGGCGGAGGACGCCTTGGAGGACCGTGAGATCGCATTAATAAACTCTCTTGAAGAGCGTCGGGCCAAGGTCGCTGAACTGCGTCTCCTGGCAAAGGAAGAGCAGGAGGACAGCAAGAAGAAGCTAAGTCTGCTCCAGGAGGCCGAGAAGATAACGAAGGGCGTATATGCTGACCAGGTATCCCTGGAACAGGAGCGCCTCAGGATCATGAAGGAGAAACTCGCCCTTCAGACCTCGGATCCCACAGATGAACAGAGACGCGAAGTTGCTGAACAGGAGGCAAAGATCAACAGCTTGCTGAGAGAACAGTCAATGGAGCTCAAGGGTATAGCCCGGGAGAAGAATACAGCTGTAGCTGCTGTCGAGAAAGAGCTTGCCCTGGAGAAGGAAAAGGAGAAGGTCCTGGGCAAGATGGTTGAGTCTGCCAAGGCTCAGTCTATGCAGTTATTTGATGTAAGCAAGATAAGCGGCCAGCTCGCCCAGGTGCAGACGATCGTCACGGATACGATGACAACCCTCGAGAAGTCACTTGTCGATACGGTGAATAATACTTTCGATAACCTTGCCGTGGGCCTTGGTGAATTTTTCGGCAAACTTGCCACTGGGCAGGTAGGTGTTGAGGGATTTGGTCAGATGGTTGCCGGAGTCTTTGCCGATATGGCAATTACAGTTGGCAAGATAGCGATCGCAACAGGGATCGCTACCCTTGGGATCAAGGCGGCCCTGGAGACTTTGAACCCTGCGGTTGCAATAGCTGCAGGAATTGCCCTGGTTGCCCTGGGCACTGCTGTTAAGGGCGCTCTTTCAAATGTTGCATCCGGGGGATCGGCAAGCACCACAGCGGTAGCAGCAGCAGGTAGCAGCTTTACCTATGACAACCGGACCCCGGCAGGGGCAGCTGCCAATAAGTTTGAGATATCAGGTAAACTGACAGCAGAAGGCAGTGACCTGGTATATGTTTTCAATAAAGAGAATGCAAGGCGCAAGGCTACGACCTGATGGCATACGGGACAAAATATCAGCTTTACTGCAAGGGCAAGGATGGCGTGACCTCTAAGGTGGTCATCTCTGAGGACGACTATACCGGATCTGAAATAGACCGCAATGTCCCGTACAATCCTTTTATCCTGCGCAAAGATGCTGCCGCTGTCATCTGTGGTACTTCACTTGAGTTCCTGATCAGGGAAGAGACGGATTTCGAGTTCCTTGAGTTCTATACAAACAACCCGAAGAAATATAAGATTGAGTTCTATTGGCCGTCTACCACACTGCTCTGGACCGGATGGCTGAACACCCAGCAATATGAGGTTCCATACAAGCCCGGGCCCACCAACGTCAGGCTCCAGGCAACAGATGGCCTGGGCCTGCTCAAAGAAGAAGATTTTACACTGACGGGAACCAACTCACAGCTGGCCATCATTCGCCATTGCATTGATAAGATTGGGATCTCGCTTTCATATTCCATTGCAATCAATCTCTGGGAGGTTAATCATGATGATGATTACTGTCCCCTGGCACAGACCTATGAGGATTGCGAGAAGTTTGAGGACATGAACTGCTATGAGGTACTTGAAGCTTTACTTAAAAAGTTTGATGCATCAATAACGCAATGGGCCAACAAGTGGTATATCACATCATATAAGGATAAAAAAGTAACCAGGCTGATTTATACATCAGCTGGAGTATACAGTACCACTGAAGCTGCAGCCACGGTCCTGGATCTCGGGATGAAAGGAGAGAGCGGGGTGGAGGTTTATCCAAACGGTTGCCTGACTTTATCCCTGATGGCAGGAGGGAAGAGGGTACACATCACCAGCGACTATGGCCTGAAAACGTCGGTGCTTGACAATTACAGGTTCGAGCAGTATGCATCATTGATGTTTACGGGCTGGACCAAGAGCGGAACATTCACAGTTTACCAGGGACTGAAGGACGGTACATATTATGCCGTTCTAAGCAGCTATTCAAATGTTGATACAGATTATATATACCAGGCGAAATCAGTCGTGAACGGTTATGGCCAGGATTTCAAGTTTGATATTGATGTCTGCCCAATAGGCTACTCTCTTTTCACTTATAAGTTCACCGCCATCTCGATGCAGGTCAGGATCCAGGTGACCTTGCTTGTAGGCAGCACAACTTATTATCTAACCACATCAGGATGGGGGACAACTGCTGGCTATATCACCCAGACGATCACATCAGCAATCTTTGCCAGTGATATTGTCTGGAGCAGGATATCAATAGCGACGAATGATCTTCCGGGGAATGGTACGCTCACAGTGAAACTGATGAGGTTTAAATCACCGACTCCGGGAACGAGCATTCACTATATCGGGGTTGCCTTTGCGCTTCCTTCGCCACACTTTCTGTATAACAGCGAGGAGTTCGAGGATGCATTTGATGACACTGCAAACTTTGATGACAGCACCGAGTCGGCAGACCTTGAGGACATTGAAGTGATAGGAGCTGATGTGCCCACTTATGAAAATGCAAGCATGCTATATGATCGGGTGATGAGGCTGAGCACCGGCGTGCCGACTGTATCATGGCGATTTTCTCAGTCTGATACAGCATACACCCTGATCAATGCCCTGGTAAAGATGTTGGCCAGCCGTAATCTTCACGCCAGGCAACAGCTCAGGGGCACGATCAAGGGATCCGGTATCACTTTCCAGAGTCTGATAAAGCATGCTTATAACAGCAATCGCGAGTTTGAATTATATGAATGCGAGTGGGATGTCTTCGCTGCGAAGTTTGCAGTGACACTGCTTGAGTTCATTGCCTTCGCTGACCAGGATGTGACATTCGATTCCGGCACCATCCTGGGCGATGCCGCGAACCTGACGGTCGCATCTGTCAGCTGCGGATCTGGCTTCTTCGTAAGCGATCCAATTAATGCTACAGTTCATATTGATAACTCGGGAGATAGCCCAGGACAACAGTTTATCGACTGGAAGGTGGTCGACGGATCCGACGTCACCCAGAGCAGTGGCACCCATCTCTCCGGGATTATCCCGGCATCAGATGATGAGGATCATGTGATCTCAATGTATGCGCCATCAACAGCCGGAACCTATTATGTGAAAGCTAAGATATCCACGGACTCATCCTGGGTAAGCAGCTCAGCGATAACCGTAGCCGCAGCGCCTGATGTGACCCTTGAAGCTATATATACTGTTGCTGATGGTTATGCAGGTGGCGACTTGACCATTATGTTTGCGGCTACTAATGCCGGAGGCGCAGGGTTAATGACAGTATTCTGGCGGATAAGAGACTCAAGCCATAACACTTTTGATGGCGGATCTGGAAATTTCTATTTTTCTGTAGGCGACGCAGATTATTATTACAATGGTTTATACTATCCGGGCTCTCCAGATACAGATTATGATGTTGAGCTCTCCCTTGACGGATATAACTGGATCACAAGTAATCATTTTGAAAGTTTATCACCTTGAAAAAATAATGATATGGCAGTAACAAAGGTAAAGGGCTACATGCTCAATATAAAGTGGGGAGACAAGCTGATCCGCGGCCTGCAGACCAGCGGCATTAAGATGAAGCCTAACTATGAAGAGGCCCTATTGAAGGTCTTGAACGGATATCCACTGGATGAAGTTATCGATTATGACAGCGAGTTCACTGCCAGCGGCCAGACCTATGAAATGGACTCAGGGGAGAGCGGAACCTATGAGGATTTTCAAACCCTCCGTGAAGCTGCAGCTGCGGGAGCTATTGTGGCATTTATCTATGGTAGGTTCACTATAGGGGAGAATATTGTGACGGGGAATGCTCAAATTACTGATTATTCAGAGGAGGGCAACTCGAAAGATACTGGGACATACAGTATAACATTCAAAGCGGTCAGGGGTTCTGTTTCGTTCACGGCTCAGCCAAGTTCATTTATAAGTCAATATGGTGCTATATATGATGTGTTTGTGACAAAACCACCTTCCGATGTTGCTACTGCACAAAATGCCATTGTTGCCTCTTTAGTGACTGCTGGTATCTGGGCAAAACTCGATCGTTTTTTCCTTTATCAAAATTACAGCAATGGCGATGGTGAAAGTTTAAAAGATTGGATACATCCAACAGGTGCAAGTGCCGAGCTGGCGATCGGTGCGGGTGGAACTACAGCACCAGCATTTACAAGCCTTAAAGGTTTCAAGGGTAATGGAGGTACGGCCAAAGGTTATATTATTTCTAATTATAATCCGTCAACTCAAGGTGTATTGTTTACTCAAAATTCCGCGACCGTTGGTGCTTATATTATTACAAAAAGCGATGGCGGAGACATACTTATTGGTAATGCAGGTACAGGGAACACAGCACTTGCACCCTACTACGTTGGTTTTCGTTCCGCATTAAATAATTTAAGTGTTGATTGGACCGATAGGTCACCAAGCGTAGCTACCGGCCATGTCGCCATTGTAAGAGACGCTGCAAATAAGATTAATGTTTACAGGGGAAAGACTGAAAGTACAGATATAAGTTCAGAAAGTGCTGCGATAAACAATTTTGACCTTAATATACTGCGCGGGAATGGGAATTATTATTCTACCGCCGAAGTTGGTATGGCCTATATGGGTGGTGCTTTGACTGAATCTGAGATTGGTGTAATTAACGATGCAATGGTAGCTTATCAAGACGCACTTGAAGAATATACTTACGACATATTGAATACGGCTGCCTTTTTGGGAGACAGTACCATAGGAACTTACGGAGCAGGGGCAGCTGTTTGCACCTTAATGAATGCAACGGGTAAGACTTTTATAAATGCTGCAGTGTCCGGTGGTACTTTTGCGTCCCAATACGCAGCCTGGCAAGCCCTTGGAGCGAAGCGCAAGGTAATGGATTATGTGTTCATTGAAATAGGCTTGAATGATATTGAAACATATACGGTACAGGAGTGCGCCGCATTGTGCCAGACTTTTGTAAATAATATACGTTCTGATATTGGCACTGGTGGACGCATTGTACTCTGCACAATGACACCGGCCAGAGGGAGTTCTCGTGATTATAATAAGTGGCTTGGACTTAATGAAGCTATAATGGGTACCGGTTCTTATGCTATAACTGGGGCTGATAGACTATGTGATACTGCTAATTCAATCCTTAATGATGGCAGCGGTTATTTAAAGGAAGAGTACAGGTTAGCTGGAGACTATTTACATGAAAATAATGCTGGCAGGCAAGTGATTGCTAATATGTGGGATGCGATAATAAACGAGTTGGGGTTTTAAATTATATCAATTTAAATATGGTTCCAAAATCTTCCTTAAAAGCAAGTACCCACTGCCATTTAAATGGAGGCCGTCAAAGTAATAATTTGGTTTTAAATTATTATCTAAAACAAAGTATGGGTATAGATCAATGAATGTTATATACCTCGAGTTTGCTATATTTTTTATCTTATGATTAAGAATTTGAATAGTATCGTTGGAAAGTCCCTTCCAGTTGTTAACGGGAAGGACACTCAGAATATAAAGTTTGGTTACTGGACAATCCTTTTCAATAATACTGACAATGCTATCAATATTAGATGCAATCTCAGAGGAATATTTTTTTAATAAAAGATCATTTATGCCAATTTCAAGAAATATTTTACGAGGACAGCATTGCGTAACTTCAAATAGACGTTGCATTACTCCTGTGGTTGCATCACCAGAAATGCCTCTGTTTATTATTTCTCCATTATGGAATAGTTCACTCCATTCGCACCTTTCAGTAATGGAATTACCTATAAATACGATATCGTTGGAGTCTATTGGAATTACTTCAAACAAAGAAACCCGGGATCGCCAATGGTTGTCTATTTTGAAATCAGTTTGCAGTTCTTTCCCTCTGAGTTGGCTTGTTTTAGCTTCGAGATATTTCATACCTCCTTTTTTGTATACGGCAAATCCAGCGAGGCATATAAACAGAACATTCAAAATAAGTGAGGCAATAAAATACTTTTTCATAAGGAAAGACTTTGAGGGTATAAATATAATGCATTAATGTGGTTACTGTCAAATGTTAAAGAAGATAATAGACTACTCAAAATATATAATAACCATCGCTGGTGCGGCAACCATTCTATGGGGAGCAGTTAGGTCAATTAACCGATCTATTGACAGCGTTACCAGGCAGACCGAGGTGATCCAGGCGGTAAGAGATCAGCAGGCGGTAGTTCTGGATAGCATTTATTCCCTGAGCAAACAGATACAGGGTCTATCTCTTCAGGTTGATGGGATAAATGACAATACAGTCCTAATTGGCAATTACGTCGAAGGAATAAATAAATCATTTAGCTATCATTTGAAGCGTTCTCCGGAGGTGACAAAGGAAGACTATGCTGCAATGATGCAGATCATTGAGGAGTTAAAAAAAAACGACGGGCCGACAGTCTGGCAGTAAAGTATAAACCAAAAATAAAGGTCCGAAAGATTGACAAATGACAGCCAAGAAGCCTACAACCACAGATGATCCTGAACTCCAGACAGAGTTAGGATGCGTCTGCATGTCCAAGGAGGCCCTGGCAAAGATGTCACTCAATCCATATGACCAGCTCTTTATCTGCAGACTTCTCAATCTTAGGGATGATGCGGTAAAAGATGAGATTTCACAGAGCTTGGCAGATGTCTTGCTGGCCCATTTTAACCAGGTATTCAAAGCTCAGGATGCTCAAAATAATCAGCTTGGAGAAATTGCCCGAGATATTAAAGACATAAAGTTTGATATCAAGGATATAAAGACCAGGCTAAAAGAAGTAGAGAATCAGGTCACGGAGGAGGAGAAAAGGATAACCCGGCTTGAGAGGAGTCAGCGTTGGTGGAATATTGCTCTGAGGATAGCCATTGCCGTGGCCATTGCAACAATCATAACTCTAATCATTCATTATAACGTACCACTAAATTAAAAGAAAATGAAAAAGCTATTTGCATTTTTGGCGTTTGCCTTATTGGCTACAATTACGCTTGTGGCCCAGGATACTATACCTGTCCCTGGCGATGTTTATGATATTGTTACAAATATGAATCAGTACTTTGGGTCCCTGGCGGGTATTGCCGTTGTTGCTGCATTCTTTGCCGCAATGCTTAATGGCCTGATGAAAGTCGAAAAGAACATAATAAAGCAGCTGGTCGCCTGGGCTGTTGCTATCGCCCTGATGGTCGTCACGGATCTTTTGAACTTTGGCTTTGCTGCAGATTTCTCAATCCTGAAGGCGGTAATCTATGGCATCGGTGCCGGCCTGGTAGCGAATGGAGTGTTTGACATACCAATAGTTAAAAGCATTCTCGATAAAGTTGAGGGTTGGTTTAAGCCCCGGGTGAATGGATGATTTCGAGGTGCATGAACTGGTTTGCCAGCATGTATTCCGGGTCCACGGGACCGCTTCCCTGAAATTTGCAGATCCCAGGCTGCTCAAGTGGCTCAGCTGGTTTCGCACTGCCATCGACCGGTCGGTCCATATTAATAACTATGGGTTCCCGGGCGGTGGTAAATACAGCCAAAGAGGGTACAGATGCAACCTCTGCGCCCTGGTAAAGGATAATACTGATACCGGCCAGTTATATCTTTCTGCCCATACCAGGTTCCAGGCGATTGATTTCAATGTTGAGGGCATGCTCGATGAGGAGATCCGCCAGTGGATTGAACGTCATAAAAGCCAGATGCCGGGATACATAAGGATCGAAAAGAATACTGTCGGATGGGTCCATGTTGATGTTGCTAATGACACTTACCAGAAAATAATCTATTTTGAAGGATAAGTAAATGAAAATATTATTGAGGATGCTGGTGCCATGCCTACTGATCGGCGGCTGCGCCACACAGCAGAGGTGCATGGAGAAGTGGCCGCCGGTTATGGAGGTGATTGTCAGGGATACGGTGATCTACAGGGATACGGTTCTTTATGTTACCCTTCCCCCGGATACAGTCACAAACGCTGACACAATATACGTCGATAAAGAGGGTCAGCCATTCACCCTTGCCATGCTTGTCACTGAGACTGACTTTGCCAGGGCTGAGGCATGGGTTAAAGACAGCAGATTATATCAGCGGATATTCAATAAGGATACTGCCCTCGAATTAAGATATGACAGCCTCCTGAAGGAGAAGCTGAAGGTTGTCACTATCACGGAGACCGTCAGGATCCCGCCGAAGTTCAACGGGATCCTCTGGCAGATCATAGCCCTTGCCGTGCTCCTGGTACTGCTTGTCTTTATGCTGAAGTTTCTCCGCTAACTAATTGACCCGTTATTCTTTATTTCCAGATACCTGGCCAGACTCCGCTATGTGTTAATATTGTCGTTTATGTTGTTGATAACTTTTGTTATCAGATAATATTATTTATATGGCCTTCGTTTATACATTTGTGTAAACGAAAATAATTATTTCAAGAATGAGCTTGGCCCAGACAAATATAGATCTCAACAAGGAGCTCAGCAAGACATATCATGAGCTTCCTGATGATATCGTTCTGATTGTCCGGGATGAATTATGCAAGGAGCTGTCCTGGTCACGGCCAACATTTTACAGCAGAACGTCAGGTCAGCGATTTATATTAAAGCATGAGGTACCTGTCATCAGGGAAATATTCAAGAAATATGGGTTTGATATATTCATAGAAACTAACCAGGAGAATAGCTTGTCTTATCTATAATTAATATTATCGAGAAATCAATTAGCTGATTTTTAGCATAATAGCAATTAGGAAAGACAAACGTTTAAAGAGTTGTCTTTTATATTTTGCTTATGTTAAGAATCAAACTTACCCCGCCCCACCTTGTCAATCGAAAGTACGTCGTATTTCTTGACCGGGATCTTAGGAAGTCATTTACCAGCAAGCGCAAGGCAGACGACTTTGTGACCAGGCTCGAGAACGAGCTCAATGAAGCACTGCTCTTCATTAATGAGGCATTCTGCAACCTCACAACCTTTTACCGAACTTACTTTCTGGCGGACCGGGACTTCAAGTTCAAATACGAGGTCGAGAACCACCTGGATCTTATCAACAACCGCCTCAGTTACATCTCCTGCCACAGCGGATCGGAGAACTACAATACAATGATTTCGCATTCCCTTAATGTCTGCTTCGATGCGCTTATCGAGGCGTGCCAGGCTATTGATGCGAAGAGCCGTCAGCGATACGATATGTTGACCCGTCGCAGGATCCAGCTTCATAAGAAGGTTATCACCCAGTACCGGGATTCATTTGAATATTTTAAGGTTACGGCAATATCATCAAGTGTAATTAAATGGTCTGCAGCATGAAAAGAAAGATCAAGATTGACCTGGCACTCCTGCTGATGTGCGTACTGTTCAGCTGCGGCTGGACCTATGTGATCATCGCCATAATATACCTCCTGGATAAATAGCCATGAAGGTCCTGGTAGCATTTCATCGGCTGATCTGCCCCTTTTGCGATGGAGTTATCCGTAAGGGAGAGACCTATATCGAGAAGGAGGGGCGCCGGATCTGCCTCAGGTGCGGCCTGCCGGCCCGGAGACTGAAACCAATAAATCACAGCATAACAACTAACTAACAACAAAGATGAAAATCCTATTCATTACCCCAAACACAACAGACAGCTGCTCCTTCTACAGGACAGCCGGCATTGCCCCGGATCTCCGGGAGAAGCTCAAAATGGAAATTTATGTCACTTCCCTGGATAAGGAGAAGTTTACCTGGCAGAACCTGCTGGATTATAACCTGGTCATGTTCCAGAGGCCATTCTCTGATACATCGCTTCAGATGGCCCTTTATATTAAGAACATGGGGATTCCGTTATGGGTTGACTTCGACGATTATCTACTGGACATTCCCCTTGGCAATCCTGCCTATGAGGTGATAACCAAAGCCCGGGAGGTTATTAAGAAGATGACTGCCATCGCTGATGTTGTTTCTGTCACCACAGATCTCCTGAGGCAGCAGCTGGAGCCTTATTCAAAGAACATCCGGGTGATTCCGAATGCCTTTAATGACTATGTATTTAAAAAGAGAAAGAACCAGGACGAGCGCTCGAAGATGATACTCTGGCGAGGGGGTGATTCACATCTTCCCGATCTCATGATGTTTGCAGAGCCTGTAACCAGGGTAATGAAAGATTACCCTGAGTGGATCTTCACCTTCATGGGAATGCTCCCCTGGTTTTTGGATTACAGTGAGAATATGTACCACATGCCCGCCCAGGATCCGATCTTCTATTTCAATAGCATTGCCTCAATGGCATCGTCGGTCCTCCATGTTCCGCTCATTGATAATGTGTTCAACAGGTGTAAGTCAAACATCGCTTTTATCGAGGCAGCTTACGCCGGATCCGCTTGCATAGCTCCCGCCTGGGATGAATGGCAGAAGCCCGGGGTCATGAACTATACTGATGAAGTCGGATACTTTGCCTGGATCGAGAATGTGATCAAGGGAGAGGTCAATATCAAAGAAAGATCTGGTCAGTCCTGGGAATATGTCATGGACTGCCTGATGCTGAATAAGATCAATGAGCAGAGAGTTAACCTGGTGAGATCCTTAATCTGAGAGCTATGGAACTGAATGATAAGAAGATCATGGCTGAGCATCTCAGAGATGCGATGAACAGGGAGGATCTCTCGACCAGGGAAGCTGCCCGTTGCCTGAACCTGGCCCCATATTATCTGAGCATGTCACAGAACGAAAACTCCTGGGCGGCAATGGGAAGATCGCCCTGGGAGAGGATTGAGCAGTGGCATAACACCAGGGAGAAGCTTACCTCCTTCCGGATCCCGGAGGGAGAGGAGATATGGAAGCCTAAAGAGAAATCTGTGGATCCACCAAAAAAGTCACCTGTCATCAAGGAAAAGGTAGCAGTTGAAAAGAACGCTGAGGATCTGCCGGGCGTTATTGAAATCAAACATTCTCAGGCATATTCTCCTGAAATACAGAGGCTGAAAGTAGCCCTGGATATTGAGATAAACCTTACTGTTAACGGTCAAAAGGTTCAGCTGCGATGATTGAAGACAAGGATTGCTCGACACAGATGCGGATCTACTTCCCGACAACACCCATGTCCACGGAAGGGATCAGCGAGATGCAGGCCCGGGTGAGGGGCCAGAACCTGGATATCCTGCGGTTCTTCATGAGAAACCCCGCCAGGACCTTTACTCCGTTTGAGGTGCTGGAACATACAAAGATGAATATCCCGATCACATCGGTCCGGAGGGCCATCACTACACTCACAAGTCAGGGCTACCTGATAATGACTGGTGAGATGCGCCAGGGAGCCTAAGGAGCTACAAACCACACATGGAAATATGCTAAGTGATATGGAGACCGGGAAAAACTCACAATACTTTCCGCATGACTGTAATGCGAAAGACGATCCGAAGATCATGCTCCTAATGTCCCAGCTGGGCCTTGAGGCTTATGGTATCTACTGGATCCTGATTGAATATCTCCGGGAACAGCCAGGATACAGAGCTCCCCTGATCCTGCTTGATGCTTTGTCCAGGAGATATGGATCCAGCAAAGAAAAGTTTGAAGCCGTTGTATTTAAGTTTGATCTCTTTATCGCTGATGGAGAATACTTTATGTCTCAAAGTCTTGTCCGGAGAATGGGGCCGCTTGACAATAAGCGGGAAAAGATGAAAAGTCTCGCTGATAAAAGGTGGAAGGATGCGCACGCATATGCGTACGCATTGCCTACGCATATGCCTACGCAATGCAAAGAAGAGAAGAGAAGAGAAGAGAAGAGTAAAGTAAAGAAGAGTAAAGAAGAGAATAGTAAAGTAGAAATAGGTTGTGATCTCTTTTTGAAAATTAATTCTGATAATTCAAATCAGATCCTGGTGAAGAAGTTTCAGGAGTGGATCGAGTTCCGGAAGAAGATCAAAAAGCCCTACCGGACCCAGGAGGGAGCTGCTGCTGCCTATAACAGGCTCCTCTCCCTTTCGGATCATGTAAGCGACGTGGCTATTCAAATCATAGAACAAAGCATGGCCAATGAATGGCAGGGCTTCTTTCCGTTGAAGGATCTGCCCAGGCAGTCAAAAAGGGCCTCAGTTGAAGAATTAGTAAAACTATCAGAAAAGTATGAGTGAACTGTCAGTAAGATATGCAGGCCACAAAGTATCGGAGGTACCACCTGCCGATCTAAGGCTGTTAATAGGTGATTTTATCGATGAAACAGATTTTATCATGTCTGCGAGCACAGATAAAAATTACCTCGGTAAGCTCCTGGGATGGTCCTATAAATTTATCAATGAGAAATATTCATATATGCCCGTCAATCATATCAAGGCGGCTTATGAGTACGGATCCCAGGGCCAGAGAGAGGGAACGTCGAAATTATCTCCAAGAAATATTGCCATCTGGCTCAGCGAGCAGTGCAAGATCTTCCAGGAACAATATGCGATCCACCAGCGCCAGGCTGATGAGAAGAAGAAAAGAGAAGAGATGAAGAGCAGAAACGCAATGGGCCAAAAAGTTGATTCCCTGGTTGGAACTGCAGTGAGAATCAAGGTAACATGGCTGGCAAACGGCGCAATTAACGGTGAACAATATGATTCCTTCAGCTCGCAAGCCATTTATGAGATGCTTAAAATGGGAATACCCGAGACAGATCTTCATCCCAGGGATTTTGTAAAAGATTACGGAAGGAGGTAGGTGATGAAAACAGCCAGGGAAATCCTAAACCAGCTTACAAATAACGGAGAGAAGCAGTTGACCGAGGAGATAGCTATCCAGGCAATGGACGCATATCTCCTGCAGCTGACCCATGTTCATGTGGAACTGCGGGAGGTCCTGCTCGAGATCTGCGAGAACCTTCACGTCAATTATACTGAGGTTGTAAGTCCGCTGCGTAACCGGGAGCTGACTGATGCCAGGGCAATCTTTTGTCGTAGAGTTAAGGAAATTTATCCTGTAACTACCTGGAGGGTGATCGGGGAGATCATTGGCCGGGATCATGCATCAGCCATGCCAGCTGCCAGGAGAGCAGAACTGTTAAAAGATATCAATGATATTTATATGAAGCTATATGCCAAAAAGACCTCATTCTATTATACGATCATGGCTTCCGGCAGTTGCCAAACAGACGGAAAGGCTAAGCCTGAGGGAAAGGGATCCATTTTACCATAAGGAAAGGTGGAAGAGAGCCAGCAGGGCGTTCAGACAATCGCATCCGCTCTGCGAGTTGTGTCTTAAAGATAATATTATCGAAGCCGGCGCCATTGTGGACCACATTATCCCCAAAGACGTCTGCAAAGATCCCTGGGAACGGAAGAACTGGCAGGTACTCTGTAAAAAACATCATGCTCAGAAGAGCGCAACAGACAAAAAACACTTCAAAAAATGAGCTTCTTGAAAGAAATAAAAATTAGGATCCAGCAATGGCGGTACATCAGGACCCGAAATGCCCAGCTGCGGCTTCTTGAGAAAAAAAAGGCGAGAGCAATGGAGGAGGCAGACCGGCTGTACCAGGTTGATGGCAAGAGAAGATATGTTCTTTTTCTGGTTGACAGATATGTTGTCCTGGATAACAGTATGATCAATGAGATCAACAGATCGCTACCAAGCGGCGCCAGATGGGATATTGTTACTGTGCTGAATAATTGTGTGTATAAGACTAAGTGATATGAGCGATAAGATGACAAAAAAGGATTACTATAACCGCAAGACAGAAATGGACTGGATTGAGGAGCATTCAGGAGGTATGAAAGACTGTAGGAACCTGATCCTGGTTGTTACAATTCTGTGGGCAGCGATTGCCCTGGCAATTATTTTCCTGGCTAAGTGAGATCGAGAAAGATCATATTACTGCTGATCATGATGCTCTCCTGTGAGAGCGTTCCAGGCAAGCAGTGTTATCAGTGTGAGATCTCAACAAAGAAAGAATACTGCACTTATTCTGAGACTACAAGAGTGATTGAAGATCTGAGATGCGGCTGGACCGAGGAAGAGATCCGGCAGTATGAAACAAAAACAACCTTCATCATGATCGAGAAATGTTTCACTGTTTACCAGGTATGTAAATGTCATAAAATTAATCAATGAGATCTGATAAACCCATACTCGACCTGGTTGATGAGTTCCTGGCTAACCAGGATATCATGAAGAACTCAAGACAGAAATATCGGGACAATATGAACGTCTTCATTAACTGGTTGAGTATTAATGGGGATGTGAGAAACCCTCAGAGATCTGATATCATACGTTACAAGGAATACCTGGTTAACCTGGGCAGAACAGCTCAGACTGTTGACAATTACCTCTCAGCAATCAGACAGTTCTTTCATTACCTGGAACAGAATAACATCTATGATGATATAGCGGCTGGGGTGAGATCTCCACGGAAGAGTAAGGAATACAGGAAGGATCATCTTACCCAGGACCAGGTATGTAACCTGCTATCTTCGATAAACAGATCCACAATAATAGGGAAGCGTGATTATGCCATCATTAACCTGATGGTCCGTACAGGAATGAGATGTGTTGAGGTAAAGAGAATGAACATTGCTGATATGATTATTGAGCGTGAATCATGGGTGATTGCCATCCAGGGTAAAGGTAGCACGGATAAGGATCGTTACCTGGGAATAACAGAAGCAGTGATCAATCCAATCAAAGACTATCTTAATGAG